GATAAGTGTGTGTGAATGCAAGTTTTCAAAGAAGGGGTATTAGATGGGAACCAGAGGTCCAAAACCACTTCCAACTTCAATAAAAAAGAAAAAGGGAACTTTTCAGGCTTGCAGGTCTGCAAAAGATGAATATTCTCCTAAAACTTTTACTGAGCTTCCTAAGCCACCGGTGTTTTTAAACAAGTGGGCCAAATCTGAGTATATGACCGTTGGAAACATACTGATTCAAGATAACTTACTTGCTACAATTGACCTTTCTCTTTTTATAACCTACTGTCAACAGATGGGTGTTTACTACGAATCACAGCAAACTTTGAAAAAGGAAGGAAGGATCATTGAAACTAAATCAGGATACAAACAGCCACATCCTGCTGTATCGGATGGCAATACAGCATTAGGTCAAGCAATGAAAATTGCAGCAAGTTTCGGAATAACTCCAAGTGCCAGGACTCGCGTTTCTGCTGAAAAAACAGAAAAGAAGGACGAAGGCAACCCTATTCTTAAGCTGGTACCTTTAAAAAAAGCAAAGAATGGTTAAGAGGAAAATACATGTGGCTGAAAAGTATGCTTATGATGTGGTTGCTGGTAAAATACCTGTTTGTAAAGAGATTATACAAACTTGTAAGCGATATATTCATGATCGCGAAAACTCAAAGGATTATTACATAGATGAAGAAATTGCCCAGGCATATATTGACTTCATTCAACAGATGCCTTTAACAAAAGGTAGGCTTGCGGGTGTTCCATTGAAGCTCGAACCATGGCAACTGTTTATTATCTGGAACATTTATGGATGGCACAAAAAGAAAGATGGATATAGACGATTCAATAAGGTAACAATATCGGTCCCGAAAAAGAATGGTAAGACTGAATTAATTGCGGCCATAGCATTAGCCCATACAATTCTGGATGATGAATTTGGAGCTGAGATTTATATCGCGGCCACATCTCGAAATCAGGCTGGTATTTGCTTTAAAGCTGCAAAAACAATGGTAAGATTGTGCAAACCACTGCAGGAAATTATTGAACCATTGCAATCCGGGTTGTTTTATGAAGCTCGAAATTCTTCTATTAAGGCAATATCATCTGAAGCTGGTGGAATTGAAGGAGGGGGAACATCCCTTGCTGTATACGATGAAGAACATGAACAAAAGGATACTGAACTCAAAGACAACCTTATAACAGGTCAAGCAGGAAAGGATCAACCACTTTTTATCAGTATTTCAACAGCAGGATTGGATAAAAACCGTCCGTATTATGACCATATCAAGGATTGTAAGAAGATTCTGGATGGAATTTTAACTGAAGAAAACCACTTTATCATGATTTATGGCCTCGATGAAGGCGATGATTGGCGAGACCCTAAGTCATTAATTAAGGCAAATCCTAACTATGGCGTGTCTGTTATACCTGATAATGTGCTGGAAAAGCAGTTAGAAGCCATCCAAAAACCTTCATTTCAGGCCTCATTTAAAACAAAACATCTTAATATTTGGACTGATGCCGATAAAACATGGATACCTTACGAAGTCTGGCAGAAGAATTCGCGTGAAATCAAAATTCAAGAGTATTATGGTAAACCGTGCTATGTCGGAATTGACTTGGCATCCAGTCGAGATTTCACGGCCGTTGCCTTCATGTTTGAAAATGGTGATGGTAGCTTCACCAACTTCTGGAAATATTACATTCCAGAAGAATCGATGGAAGAACGATCAAAAAAGGACAATCTAAAGTTTAGGCTTTGGGAAGAACTCGGATACATCCAAATTACTCCAGGTAACGTGGTTGATTACAAGTACATTGAAAATGATATACTTGAATTGAGTAAGAATGTAACAATGACAGCCGTAAGTTATGACCCTCACAATTCTTCTGAGATTGTAACAAACTTTATTGGTGCCGGTTTGCCAATGAACAAATTTCCTCAAGGTATTAATTACATGTCGCAACCAACTAAGGAGATGGAAAAGTTGATTATGTCAGGAAAATTCCTGCATGATGGAAACCTGGTCACATCTTGGATGCTTTCAAATGTTGTGATTTATGTAGATGCAAATGAGAACATCAAGCCACATCGAGGAAAATCAGCGAATAAAATTGACGGTATAATAGCAACCATTAATGCTATGGGTGGATATCTACAATTAAAACTTGAAGGTGTTAACAATACTTCTGTTTATAGCGAACGGGGAGTGAGAACACTATAATGCTTACATCTATTAATCAAAATTGCCATGAAAAGTGATCACAGAAAAGACAATTATGGATGCAAAGCCATATCCGGAAGAAATTCTAAAGCTTAATAGCCTGAATGGTTTTATTGCAGAGTTTTATCACCAATGTACCAGGTTCGATAAGTGCGAAGATGCATTTGATTTCCTGAATGAGACTTATGAAACCTATTTTGGCAAGCCTCGATTTGCCGATTATCATTCATTCAAGAATCAAAGAAATGCCTGGATTAAAAAGCTAAAAAATTAATCTTTTTTCATTGATAAGTTGATATCAATATACAAATTCAATGCATTGCTCAATGCAATTAATGTTTGAATTGTAAAGTTACATTCACCAGATTCAATTGAAGATATAATAGGCTTACTGATACCACTCATTTTACTTAACTGATCCTGAGTTAAGTCTTTACTTATACGGGCAATTTTAACCATTTTGCCAATTGCCAGAAGGGATTCTTTGGCGTGTTTCTCAAATTTATCCATCCTACTTTTGCTCTAAGTTGTTTATTGTTGGCTGGTTAGCAACAAACCAATAGTATTTTGCTATACCGGCAAACATTGATAGCAATTCCAAATCACCAGCATTTGTATCGTCTCCGTAAATTTGACCAACTATTGTGTATGACTTTGGATAGTTTCTTTCAATCAAAGTAACAAATTCACATGATTCTTTTAAATCATCAACAATACGTTTAAATTCTTTAACCATATTTTGGTCTGTATCTGAAATGGTTTCAGAAAAAAAGTTATAAAGCTCCATATTTTAGTGTTCTATAAAACGTTTCCCGCATTGTTTGCAAATTGCATTGTAATCTAATTCATAGGAAAGCGAATCGCCCCTTAGTCTTTTAACTAATGGAGGATGACTAAAACAAGTTTTTGTAAAACGAATTACCTTATAACTTTTGCCAATTCTACAACATTGTTCACTTGTTTTCATTTTATTATCTGTTGAATAAATTTTAAATCAAAGCTACCATATTCTAAACTTTTACCTTCATACTTATGGACAACTACATAAAAATCCCCTTCAGTTGGGCTGTCTAATTTTTCTGCAACAAATATTTTATCCGTTTGCAAAATCCCTTTCCCATATTCGTTTAGCTCGTAAACTTTAAATAGTTCTATTTCCATATCTTTGTATTGCTGTAATTATTGATTTGCATCTTAATTCAGTATCAGAAAGAGGGCTATTGCCCTCTTTTTTTATACCAATGGTGATACCCATTCTTCTATTAAGTCTTGAATATCATTTTCAATTGTTTCATACAAGCACAAGTATTTTTCATCTCCATCTAATTCTGAAGCTGCATCAATTGCTCTCATGTTAGATGTCGATGCTGTGAAATCCTTAGTTTCCATTGTTTCGAAGTTCAAGAAACTTACTGTGACCTTGTAGTGACCATGCCCTGAAGGCATTTTTGAAGCGAATGTTAATTCTAATTCAGTGTTGTTTACATTAATTGAGTTTGCCATAGCTGTAATTGTTATTTGTTATTGATTTGCAGTAACAAAGATAAATAAATTTAATCAAAAGCAAATTATAATTTGCTTTTGATTCTTAACTAATTGAAAATAAGTAAAATAAAAATTTACTTATTTTATAAATTAAGTTCCTTTTGCCAATCCCCCACAAATTAACATGAACCTTGTCGGTTCATCCCATCCCTATTCACAAGATTTGCTTATCAAAATCGCGTGAAAATATTAGGATTTAACATATCAAGGAGCAAAAAACAGTCTCGCGATAGTGATGGCAGTTCTTTGACAACACCATCTAAGGAATTATTATCAGCATTAGGCATTGGTCCCGGCACAACTACTGCCAATCATTCAACCGCTCAAAAGCTTTCTGCATTTTATCAAGGTGCAAGATTGATCAGTCAAGATTTGGCTGGTATCTCAATTGGCTTCTATACTGACATCAATGGAAGCAAAGAACCACTCAATAATGAAGTTTCAAGACTATTCCGGTCAGAAGTTGACCCGATTGGTCGAGTTTCTAAGTACAAATTCTTCGAAACTTCAATGAAATGGTTGCAAATCAGAGGTAATTCAATCGCAATCATCCATAGAATTCCAAGATTAAGACTAGAATTTGTGCCTGCTAACAAGGTTACTCTGTACCAGGACAAGTATACACTTGAAGTATTTTACCGAATTATTGATAGAACTGGTCCCATCAATGGAATGTTTAGTTCTAATGACATTTTGCATTTTAAAGGACTTGGAGACAATCCATATTGGGGTGATTCGGTCCTAAAATATGCTGCAAAATCGCTTGGTATTGGCTTAGGTAATGAAGAATTGGCAGAGAAATTGCTCGAAAATGGAACACTTGTTCGCGATTACTTTAAGCATCCTGGTAAACTTGATGATAATGGTTACAATCGTTTAAAAAGTGAAATTGGAGGAAAATACCAAGGACTTGAAAAAGCGGGTAATACTCCAATTCTCGAAGAAGGTATGGAATATCACACAGTACAAGTTCGTGCTGAAGATTTCCAGCTTTTAGAGTCAAAAAGAACCACCATTTTAGATGTTGCCAGATGGCTTAATTGCCCGCCAGATAAATTGTTCGATTGGACTAAGGTTTCTTACGCATCAATGGAGCAATCATCTGCAAACTATGCTTTGCAAACCATTGCACCTTGGGCAACCAATATCGAGCAGGAAATTAACATGAAGTTGCTCAATACAGACCGTGGAGAGTATTCAAGATTCAATCTTGAGTCTTTAATCCGTGCTGATTCTGTTGCAAAAGCTGATTCACTTTCAAAATTAGTTGCTGGTTCAATCTTTGACCGCAACGAAGCTCGCTCACTTTATGAGCGAAATGCAAAAGAAGGAGCTGGGCAATTGTTATTCCCGCTTAACTCAATTCCTGATGGCAAAGTTGAAGAATATTATGCTGCCAAAATTGAACAAATGAAAAAATCTGCAGAGTCTAAAACTCCGCCAACGAATTAATAAGATGAACAAACCAGAATTTAAACATAAAGAAGTAAGGTCACTCAATGTAACATTGGGTGGATTCACAACCCGCGAAGCTAATGGTAAAACATTTGTTCGTGGATATGCTGCTGTATTCAACTCAATGAGTGAAGATTTAGGTGGTTATAAAGAAATCATTGACCCAGCTTTCTTTAATGAGGTTCTTCAAGATGATGTTCGCTGCTTATTCAATCACGATGATGACCATGTTTTAGGTCGTTCAACATCCGGAACTTTAACTTATGGTGTTGATGCAAAGGGATTATTCTTTGAATACGAAGATCCAGGCACAACTGTTTCGCGCGATTTGCTTATTAGCTTATCTCGTGGAGATGTCAGCCAATGTTCATTCCAGTTCGATGTTTTCGATTCATCTGAGGGTGGATACAAGTTTGAACGCATTGGTGAAGAATGGATTTGCACATTGTTACGCTGCAAAAAGCTTTATGATGTAGGTCCTGTTACATTTCCAGCATATACAGAAACTACTATTGGCAAACGTGGATTGGAAGAAGCAAAAAAAGCACTTCAACCACCTACAGAATTTGATTATTCACGCAGCTTAGAACGAATTAAATTATCACAAACACAATACTAAATTTTACATAAAATGAAAAGAACAATCACTGAGGTTCAAAAGGACCTCAACGAAAAAAGGGCCGCTATCAAAGCCATCAGTGACACTTTGGAAACTGAAAAACGTAGCATGACCGATGACGAATTAAAGTCATTTGAAACCTTAGAAGCTGAGGTTCGCGGTTTGAATACCGAATTAAGCAAACTTAACGCTGAGTTGAGAATGCAAAACTTAGCCCCAGTTGATATGGGCTTAGGTGGAGGCGAAGGTGCTGAAATCGAAAAGAATTTCAGCATGGTTGATATTCTCCGTTCTGCTACTGAAAAAGGTGGTTTGTCTGGCTTTGCCAAAGAAATGCACGATGAAGGTAAAAAAGAAATGCAGGAACGTGGGATGTCGATTAAAGTTGACTCCCTTATCATTCCTGAAAAAGCTTTGCGCATGCTCGGTAAGCATAAAACCAAAAGAAGTGTATCTGTAACAGGTAGTACTTCAGTTACAGGTGATCAAGGAGGTTTGTCAGTTGCTACTGATATCGGGGATTCATTCTTTGTTGGAGCCTTAAGAGCTGATTCAGCTTTAGGACAAGTTGGTGCAACTTTTGTCACCGACTTAAGAGGTGATTTTCAAGTTCCATTCGGGAAAAATGTAGTATCTGCAACCTGGGAAGGTGAGGAAGATACAACCACCGCTTCTCAGTTAAATATGGATTCTTTCAAAGGTCAGCCAAAAAGAGTATCTGCTTTGGTCCCTTTTACAACTCAAATGTTGCGTCAAACTTCTATTGAAGTTGAAAGATGGATTCAAGATGAAATTATTTCTGCTTTCATCCGTGGATTGGATGAAAAAGCCATCAATGGTTCAGGTTCAGGTTCAGTTCCTAAAGGTATTTTGAACTATACTTCTGGCGATGGAGTAAATGTGGTAACTATCACATCTGATGCAAATGCTGGAGGAGCCATAACTAATGCAAAAGTGGTTGACTTGGAAACTGCAGTCGCAAATGCAAATGGTACTTTTGGCAATTTAGCATATTATACCAATGCAAAAGTTCGTGGCGCGATGAAGAAAACTGCTAAAGAATCTGGTGGAGCTTCAGGTTACATCTGGAATAGCATGGATGCTTTAACTCCAGTAAATGGGTATGCTTGTGGAATTTCAAATAACGTGCCAAGTAATCTTGCAAAAGGTTCTTCGGGAAATGTTAACTCAGCTTTGATTTTCGCAAACTGGGAAGAATTATTCTTGATGCAATGGGGTGGAATGGAAATCATTGTTGACCCGTATTCAAGCAAAAAGTCTGGAAATATCGAAATGCAAATGGATACTTTCTGGGATATCAAATTGCGTCGTAAAGGATGCTTTGGTTATATCAAAGATATCGTGGCGTAATTGCTTAGGCTCTTTTTTGATTATTGATTGATACGATTAGGGAGGGTTTTTCCCTCCCTTTTCAAAATCGCGAGATGGAGCAGTGGGTAGCTCGTAAGATTCATACTCTTAAGGTCGGCAGTTCGAGTCTGTCTCTCGCAACAAATTTTTAAAACATGAAAATTCTAATTATTGCGGCTGCATCTTTTGCACCATTTTTTCTTTCAAATCAACCTGGTGATGTTATCGACATGCCGGAAGAAATTTCAAAAGATTTGATTGCGGCTGGATTAGCTGAAGAAGTTAAAAAGGAAGATGAGAAGGCACCTGAGGAACCAACCAAAACTGCAGAGCCATCAGAACTAAAAGAAGCTGAAGCTCCAAAAGAAATTGCACCGGAAGAACCCAACAAAAAAACTACCAAAAAGTAACTAAATGTATACAGTCGTAACCCCTGCAGCATCACAACCAATTACTTTGGCAGATGCTAAGAGCTTTTCTCGTATCACCAGCACAAGTCAAGATTCAGTAATTGAATCTATGATTGCATCTGCTATTGATATTGCAGAGGAATACGCATTGATATCATTTATTAATACTACTTGGAAGTTGGTTCTTACAGAGTGGCCTTCTGATTACAAGATCAGAGTTGGAAAAGGTAAAGTGTCTTCCATTACTCATATCAAGTATTTTGATGTTAATGGAACAGAACAAACAATGGATGCTGCAGATTATTATACCAATCTCGATGTTTGGCCTGCTCGAATTCACATCCCCAATCCACCAGAATTGTATGCCGAAAATCCAAAAATCACAATTCAATTCGTTGCGGGTTTAGGTGCTAATGCTGCTGCAGTTCCAGACCGTGCTAAAAATGCATTGTATTCCATTGTTCGCCATTTGTACGATAACCGTTCTAATGGATCTGATGTAATGCCAGAAGCAGCTAAACGTGCTTTAGATTTTTACAGAAATAATCTTCGCCAAATATGATTGTAAATGCCGGACAATTTGATGAAGATATTGAGATTTTCACGCCTTCACGTACTAAATCAGACGAAAACGGAAGTGAATCTGTAAGCTATACTTCTGCAGGAGTAATTTATGGCGCTGTTGATAATCGTTCAAACAATGAACTTTTTATATCCAATAAAAGAAACGATGTAAAATCTGTAGTAATAAATGTTCGAGCAAATGATTTGAGCATTAATACTAAGTTTAGATTTAGTTTCTTTAATACCATATACCAGGTAAAAGGATATGAAGTAAACACAAATTTTCCTCGAAATGAGGTTTACCGATTAACAGGGGAGTCTATATCATGAGTACCGCCAAAAGATTACTCGATGCTAAGGCAGGAAGGGGAGGCCGTAAGGCTGAAAGTGGAGCCATGTATGCTGTTATGTATGGTGTTGATGATGTTATCAAAGCACTTCAGGAAGTTCAATTAACACAACGCGAAGTTTATGCCATTGTCACAACAGTAGCTCAACCTTTAGTAGCTGCAATTCGTAGCGAGTTACCTGTTAAATCAGGGTCATTGTACCGCTCAATTCAGGTATTTAGAAGTAAAAGAGATTGGTATCGTAAGGTTTGGATTGGTCCTCGTTATATCAAAGGTGGTGGTCCTGATGCTGGAAATCATGCTCATTTTCTTGAATATGGTACAGATACCAGAATGCATAATAAAGATTTATTGCCTGGAGGAATTACTCGTTCTACTTATGAACGGTTTCGTGGTCCTTGGTACTTTCGCCCTTATGCTGGCAAAAATTTAGGAGCAACTAAGGCAATAGGATTTATGCAAAAAGCATATTCTAACAACAAAGAAAAGATTCAATCTGAGGGCAATGCCTTGTTTATGGAAGCTTTTGAAAATGCTGCAAAGCGGAAAGGATTTTCTGTAAAATGAAAAGTTTAGAGCAAACCCCTAATATTATTTATAAAATTCTAAAGAATAATTCCAATGTTTATTCATTGGTAAACAATAGAATTTACCCAATTGTAGCAGATCAGGCCGCAAGTGCTCAGCAATCTTATATAGTTTATCGCAGAACGGGTTCTAATTTAACCAGGTCAAAGGATGGAAATTCAGGTTTAGCCAATTTGATGGTTGAAATTGAAATTTATACAAATTCCTATGATTCACTTATAGAATTAGCAACTAAAGTAAGACAGGCACTCGATGGTCAAGCTGGTGAACTATATGGCCATTCAATCCAAGTAATTGCTTATGAATCAACCAGAGACAATTATCAAGATGCCGCCGCTTTGGATGGCATTTTTATGCTCCAACAAGACTATTTAATCATCGCTAATACTAATTAACATGCAAGGTCCAATTATAGGTAATTTCTTCGGTTTATATGTTCAAGGCAAACGAGTTGCTTTGGCTCAGGCTAAAACTTTAAGTTTTAAAACCGCATCAGAATCAATTACAACAGATGATTCTCAGGGTTATGAAGAAATCATTCCCACAATACATACACTGTCTGCTTCTGTAGATGGATTGGTTTGTGCTCACTTAGATAATTACCTTCAATTCCCGGAAGATTTAACCAAATCCGGTTGGACAAAAGATGCTGCTGTTACCATCAGCCCAAATTATGGTAACGATAGAAAAGGCCAGTTAAGAGGGAATAGAATTACCTTCAATGCTGGTTCACAAATTTCACAAATTATTACTCCTGATGGTTCTGGAACTTACTGGGCTTCTTTGTACGCAAAAGGTACCGGAAAGATTAACTTAATTATTACCGATGGAACTACAACCGAAACTTTATCCATTACATTGACTTCTGAATGGGTTCGCTATTCAGTAGGAATTGCAGGGGATACAGACCCATTAACTTTTAGAATTCAAAAAGATACCGCAACTGCCTTGGATGTGTGTGATACAATGGTAAGTCGAGGTGATGTATTAGCTGATTACAAAGGTTCTCAATTAATGGCTAAGGAGTTAATGAACTATCAAGTCAATAAAACTAAGGTTCAATTACTTTGGTCTAATGATTTAGATGGGGATACGAAAATAACTGTTGATGCTTACATATCCGGATTTGATTTAAAAACCAAAAACGATACTGTAACTCAATTCTCATGCAGTTTGGCAGGTAAAAATGCAGCAACATTCACAGAAATTTAATTATAAAATAAAATGGCAGATCCAAAATTAGGCAATGTAAGCCGAATCAAACTTGCAACCCTTCCGGTTGCCAACGTGAAAGATGAATCTTTCTCGTTAAAAACAGCCACAGAAAACATCACAACCAAAGATTCTGTGGGTTTTGAAGATATCATCCCTACAATTCACAATGGCGAATTCTCGCTTGAGTTGAATTATGAAAAGAAACCTGGTTCTCCAACCAAAAACTATCCTGCAGATTTATTGGCTTTGCAAATTGCCAAAACTAAAACTGCTATTGTGATGGATTTTTCTGATGAAACAGGTGATGTGAGATTATCTGGTAATGTATACATTTTGGGTTATGATGTAAAAACCAAAAATGATACTGTTACCACCGTTTCTGTATCCTTAAAGTCTACCGGAACATTATCGGTTGGCACTGTTTCCTAATTTTTAAATCTTAAACAAAACCCCGTATGATAACTATTTGTTCAAAAGAACCTGAATTGAAAATGGCTCAATTAATTGCCATTTGTAAAGAGTTAAACTGCAAGTCTGCAAGCGATGTATTAAAAATTATTCAATCAACCTACAAGAATATTGGAACTGAAGAAGAACCAAAAATCATTGTAGAGGATGTGGTAGTACTTACAGAAGTTGCTTGGAAAATTGCACATAACTGTTTAAAACAACAGGTTCCATTGGAAGAAATTCAAGATGAACTTTCAGACTTTGTCAAAGTTCAGAACATTATTGCTTGGGCTACTGACAAATTGATTCATGTTATGAATCCTCCAAGTGCTCAGGAATCTGACCCAAACTAAAAGAGGTCCATTCAACTCACCCGTTGGATGGACCTTTTACAATTGAAGCTCTTTCACAATTTTTCCTGGGTGTTCTTAGATATACTCCCGATGCATTTTTGCAGCTTGAATTAGAGTTTGCCAGATATGCTATTGATGGATATTTCAAAGAATACTTTTGGAAATTAGAAACTAAGCGGCTGGAATCTAAAAGACTGGCTTATTCTATTGCTGCTATACATAGTGGTGATTCGGATGGGCTTAAAGGTCTTTGGGATTTTGGCCCTGAAATACCTACAACCCCAATAACTGATTCAGATAGAATAGATGCAATTTCAGAACACTTTAAGCCGGTAATTAAATGAGTGATAAAATAATGAATATCGGTATTGTTGCCGATACCGATCCTTTACAACAGAGTATGAACGAAGCCGCCCGGGTCGTAAAACAGGGTTCAGAGGCTATTGCACAAGCTGCCGTAGTTGGAGGTAAGTCTGTTGAAAATGCTCACGAAAAGGCAACGGCAAAAGTTTCTTCTTACAAAACTGAAATTCGCGCCGTACAAAAAGAAGCTGAAATTCTAAGCCGTAAGTATGGCGAAAATTCAAAAGAAGCCCTGGCACATGCTCAAGTATTGGCAGGGTTAAAAGATGAATATGGTGATTTTCAAGATAAAGTTAAAGCATTAAACCCAGATGCCCCATTTACTGCTCTGGGTGGAGTTCTTCAAGGTGTTGCTGGCGGTATATCTGCTGCACAAGGTGCAATGGCACTCTTAGGGGTTGAGAGTGAAACCGCTCAGCAAACCTTGTTAAAAGTACAGGCCGCAATGGCTTTAAGCACCGGTATCAATTCAATTTTGGCAATGAAAGATGCCTTTTCAGTGCTTTCTGCTGTGGTAACAACTCGCGTTATTCCTGCCATCGCTACCACAAAGGGTTTATTAATTACATCCGGTGTTGGTGCTTTAATTGCCGTGGTTGCTACTTTAGCTTATTCATGGTCCCAAACTGCCAGTGCAGAAGAAGAAGCCACTAAAAGGGCTGAGGAGTATGCAGAATCTTTAAAAAAGATTGAGGAAGCCAGAAAGAAAACAATTGCCACCGCAACCGAAACCTGGCAAATTGAGGTTGATGGAATGAAGGAGGGAATTGATAAAAAACTCAAATTGCTTCAAATTGAAAAAACCAAAACGGTAAATGCCCAAGTTGAAAAACTTCGTAATCAAGAAATTACTCAGGACGAATTTAATAAGCGAGCAAAAGCAATCGATAGGAAATTTGAAAACGAAAGAACTCAAATTCTTGCTGATGCTGAAAAAGAGCGCCAAAAAATTAGAGATGGAATTAAAAGAGCGCCAAAACAAGATTTTCAAAAGGTAGTAACACAAGCATCTGCCACTTTTGTTCCACCCGATTTTAAAGCCGCTCAAATTCCTATGGAAAATTTCTTGCAGAATACCAGGAATCAATACGGGGTGTTAATTACAGATATTCAAGCTTTAAACAACGACCTAACTAAAGCAATGGAAAACGGAGCTGCAAATGGGATTGCTAATATTGCTGCTGCTATTGGAGATTCATTGGCTACCGGTGGCAATGTGCTCGAAGTGGCTGGTGTTGCTTTCCTTCAATCTGCAGGGGCATTGGCACAGCAATTAGGAAGTTTGTTAATTGGATTTGGTGTATCCATGGAAGCTTTTAAGAAAACATTTACCAACCCTGTTGCTGCTATTGTTGCGGGTGCTGCTTTAATTGGAATTGGTGCTGCTGTAAGTGGTAAAGCAAAACAGCTTCAATCTACAAAAGGGGGAGGAAGTTCCGGTGGTGGAGGTTCCTATGGCGGAGGCGTATATGATCCAATGGAACGATATAGAGCGGATTTTGCTTCTATGAATGCTCAGTCTACTCTTATTCAAGTTGATGGCGTAGTAAGAGGAAACAATATAGTAATGGCGGTAAAAAATACCAATAATCAAAAAAGGAGATTAAGGTAATGGGTGTTAAGTTCACAAGAGAATTTAGGTCAAAAATAAACGGTACTCTTTATCGGGTAGATTTATTGGATTCAGCTTTTTCAGGTACCGCAACCACCATGCCTCATTTATTTGATGAAGGTGTTGAAATTCAATATGAAGAACAAGGAGATGAACGCCATGAAACCATTAAGGCATCTCAGGCAACTGTATTTTTAAAAATTGATGATTCTACAGAAGGATTGGCATTAGAAACCTGGTTAAAGGCCACAATGTTAAACAATAATGAAGACAGGTATCATTTGGCTATTTATAAAGATGGTAGCTTGTATTGGTATGGCGTTATGTTACCCGATTTCCATTCGTGGCCAAATAAACCCTATCCTTACAAGTGGAGTTTCCGAGCTACCGATGGATTGAAACGATTAGAGGCTTACCGCTTTGATTATGCTGTTACCAGAAACGATCTTGATAAATTTACTACCTTAATTCATGAGATTTTAAAGAAAACTCCATTTTATATTGGCAATCCGATATCTGTAATGTTTTCTACCCTAGTAGATTGGTACGAAGATAACATGCCTACAGTTGCAGCTAATACGGATCCATTGGCACAATCACGAGTTCAAACATTTGTTTTTACTGAAATTGATAAAAACAAGGTTCGAATTGGAATGACTTATTATGAAGTTTTAAAAATGATTCTGGAACACTGGGTTTGTTCAATCAAGCTTAGTGATGGTATTTTCAGAATTATTCAGCTCAATGCCCAGGTTGATGATGCTACAACCAAGTATGAGCGATTTTATTCAACCGCCTCTGGTGCATACGTTTCAGCATCGGTCCCAAACTACAATTTGGAAATTGACCAGGAAAACAGATTTGCTTTGGAAGGTGCTCAGTTTGAAAACTTTCCTCCAATTCATAGAATTTATCTTAAGTATCCATTTGTTAATAAAAACAAGCTCAATGAATTAACTTCATTCCCTTACACTCAAGTTCTTAAACAGGGTATTGTTGGAGGAACTACAAGAAGGTTAAACTTTGCTACCATATTGGTATTTCAATTAAATAATGCAACTCTTACAAGTGTATATACTATCGAGTTTAAGATTCGAATTATTCTTCCAAAAACAGGTACTACCTATTATTTAAGGAAAGACCCAATTGGAGCTGGTTATTCATGGACAACGGTTTCAACCGATTCAGTATTTATTCTTCATGAATTTCAAAGTATTGGCACAATTCCATTCGATATTGCATTAGGTTTTACCACTCCTGCCATTCCTTCTGGCGTTTATAATGCTGCAACATTTTCAATAGAAGTTGCCAGTGTTACCGATAATGTTACCGGTTTGCCAATTTTCGACTTTAATGTGGCCCGATTAGAGGGTTCAACTCAATTGCTGTATACACAATCAGCTTTAGGAGATAATGAAAACTATTATGAGTATATTGGTCAGAATACTGTTGATACCATTAATTCATACGATATAGAATTACCTGATGCCAAAATTGGCGAAATGTATGATGCTGCTTATGATGGATTTTTGTATACCGGTAGTAATTCAGGCGTATCTGAGTCAACAGGATTATGGCAAATAAATGGTTCCGGTCCTGCATACGATTTTAATGAAATTCGAGTTCGCGAAATTCTTTCTGGTCAAACTTTACCTACAAGAAAATATCAGGGAACATTCAGGAGTTCTCAAATTCTTCCCCATTCCAGAATTGAATACGATGGAAAGGTTTGGATTATGAATGGCGCCACATTTAAACTTACATCAGAACAAGTAGATGGTGAGTGGTTCGCCATTTCATACGATAGGGCCAGTTACGAAAGTATAGAATCTGCGACAAGCCAAACTGGCGATGGTCCGGTGGGAGATATAATCAGAACGCAAGGGGCGGCCCAAGAAGGAATTTCCATCACCAAATCTCAGCTTAGAGAATTGGCAGGCGAAAGGTTTTTTGCTTACACATCCGATGAAATTGGAATTGGTACCGGTATAACATCCATTCCTATTCAAGCTGTTGGAGTTGATAACTTAGTGTTAGATAGTGATACTATGCGATTGATTCCACCAAATGGAGGTAAGAATATAAAACTAACTGTAACTGCTGATGTATTAGCAACTGATACCGAAATATTGGTGAGTGGTTTTGATACTGACTATGTAATACCTGCAGGCGCAATAATTGCATACGATTACTTTGAACCCGTATTGACAAACATCAGGCTAAAATCCATTCCAACATCCGATCCTGGAATACCTGGTAAACCATACCGCGATTCAGAAGGAAGGTTGTATGTTTCCCTGTAGGTTTTAAAATAACATGAACCTTGTCGGTTCGTCTTGCTGTAATAATTAAAATTTGAGTTCTACAATTCTCACTCAATTAAATTATTATGCCAACTCCTATTTCAAAATCACAAGTATTAAGCGGTACATTAACCGTTCTTGGTGGTGGATATACTTCTGGTATTATGTTAATTAACAATACCAGTGCTGCCATAAGCTACACTATTGGTGGTGGCGATACCATACAGTTGGGAGCTAACACACCTATTTATCACCCTGAAGTAACTGATAGTTCTCAAATAACCGTTTCTGGTTCAGGTAACATTCATTACGTTTTATACAAGTTGTAATTTATGAATAACTTATCTCAGTTAATTCATAGTAGGAGGTATACCTTGTTAGGTGGGGACCCTGTTGCAAGAATTAGGAATTCTTTTAAAAATAGAATTGCTGCTGATTCAGGAATTTTTGAAGCAGAATCTTGCCTTGATTCGGAAATTACCAGATTGCGAAATTTGGGATTGTATGATAAGGCAAGCTTGATTTTGACTCCTAATGCGTATAAGGCAGGGAAGCTGTATGCATTGAAGCCGAATAATGGCTCTGGGGATTTAACTCTTGCAAGAGCAGGAGTTTCGACCAGGCGCAATGCTGTTGGAACATTTGATTCGCTCGCAATAAATGTGCCATCGCTCACCTATCCAATTGGCGGAGGTTGCCCTTCATTCGCAATATTGCCGCAGCGGACTAATATATTTCTAAATCCCGAATCGCCAGTAACACAAAATATCACGGTAACAATTGGACAGATATATACGGTTACAACATTTGGGACGGTAACGGCTACTTGCAGCGGGGCAGGTGTAGGTGTTGCTAGTAACAACGGGTCATTCACATTTACGGCAAGCACAACAACGCTTACCGTTACAATTAGCGGGTTGAGTGGGCAGGCCTATGTAAATTGCGGGCTTGGTGGAGCTATTTGGTATGTGCCTATAATGTCTGGCGCATCCGCAACAACAAGGATGAAAGATACTATTCCACCTTTTAACGCGAGCTCGTATATCGGAGCATCAAGCGGCACTTTTTATTTTGAGTTTTTATCTGCTATTCAGCCGCAGTCAAATAGTAATATCAATATTTCACTAGGGTCAAATTCAGATACGCTTTCTGGAAATCAGTTCTGGATTAGAAACGACCTTTCGTCAAACAGTTACATGAGGTTCTTTTCAAGAATAAGTGGGTCAAATACAGGTAGGTTCACATTTACTCAGGACAGAAATAAGTTAGCTGTTGCTTGGAACGGAACAACCGCAACCTTGTATGTAAATGGCGATTTAATAAGCACATTTGCATGGACTGAAACTGCAATGAATTGGTTTTCAATAGACCCTAATGTTGCGCAATTAGTTACAGGGTTGATGTTTTTTCCGAACAATCTAACCAATGCAGAACTTGGCGCTATAACAACTATCTAGCATGAAAACAATATATCTAAAATCATCCACCAAATCAGGCCTGATAGCTGACATAGCCAAAGTAATTGAAGATTACTCTGGCGAAATCGAGTTCAGTAATGGAATTATCCATTGTCATTTTATAGGCCAAATTCCAAAAGTGACAAACTTAGAGACTGGTGAAGTAATTGAATGGGTGAATGGATATCATGCCAATCTTTTAATTCCTGATGATTTTGATGAATCAATTTTTGAAACATTAGTGATTCCACCACCAGATAATCCAGTTCATCAATTCGCTTAGTAAAATATGGAATTAAACTTAGTATTATTTGGCGTAATCTGTTCACTTATAGGCATAATTTACGCGACATTAACAACCAAGATTAATAAGCTTGAAGTTAAGCAGGAAAATTTTCAGGAGAATCTGGTTCCAAAAGTTCAAAAACTTGAAGACATTCAAGGGACTAAAATAGACTTGGTATCATCACAAATGAATGAGCAAAAGAAATCAATTGAAACACTAACTGAAAAGGTTAATGTTTTAGCTCACAATTTTCACAGCTCTAAGAATATTGAAGGTCAATTAAACCAAACTATGACTGCTATTTTAAAACATTTAGAAAAAGTTGAAAAATGAAAAATATAAGTAAATTTATTAAATTCTGGTCCGCATTTTGGACAACACCAGTAGGAATTATTCTATTCTACTTTTCGCCATTTGCCATCCATTACCTGGATCCAACTGCAGAGGTTTTGACTATTGGTCAAATTCAGAAAATCATTTTTGTAATTGCAGGGATGTTCATTATTGATGGATTGGTTTGGTTTATGATTTACCTGAACTTTCCTGGCATATTTAAGCAGTACCGCCAAAATTATGGAACCATTGTTCAAGCAATAAAATTAACAGAATGGGAACAAAGAAAATACTTATTAGCCTTACTCTGCATTTACTTTATGTCTGCAGTGCTTTTGGCTATAGCAGCCGCAATATAGATAGTTGCGTATGGCTGCAAGCTACGTCACAAATTGGCGTACAGGAAGCAACAGGAAAAAACGATGGTCCTCAAGTTGAAGCTTATCTGGCTTCTGTTGGATTGAAAAAAGGAAATCCTTATTGTGCCGCATTCCTGGCATGGTCCCTTAAAAAGTGTAATCAAAAAGCAGCCACCGCATTTTCCCCATCTTGGTTTCCTGATAGCCGGGTAATAATGCAACAGCAAAAAGGATGGGAAAATGTTGGATTCATGTCTGTTTTTGGTTTATTCTTTAAAAGTCACAATAGAATAGCTCATGTTGGTTTTATTGAAAAAGTAACCAGAACCCATGTAATAACAATCGAAGCAAATACATCACCTGGTCAAGCATCGGGAGAGGCTGACAGAAATGGTGATGGAGTTTGGCGCAAAAGAAGAATGAAAAAGGGAATATTTAAGGTAGCTAAATGGATATAATATGGTAAACTTAATAATTCTATTGTTAATTATTGTTATGATTATTCATGCTGTAATGGATGATATTTCACACCATGATGCTTATAAAAATTTAGGCTACTTTTTTACAAAAGAAGCTGCAGAAGCTCCAAAGAAAAACTTATTTCACGCTTACTTTCCTATGTTTTATGATGCATGGCATTTGTGCAGATTTACACAGGTTTGTATTTATTCAGGAATTATAGCCATACTTTTAAGTAATTGGATCATGTTTCCTGTATTTATTTGTGTTCAATCATTGGTTTTTATTATTTCTTATCAATACAATGACTGACAAAATTGTTTATTCATTTCCTTCAATAAAAGATTGGAAACCAACCCCAGAACAAATTCAGTCTCATAAGGATCACGAGGAAAAGCGAAAAGCAGAATGTGCAGCTTTGGCGATAAAAATGAAAGACAAATGGAAGAACCCAAAATCAAAAAAATGAAGTTTATCGCAAGAATATTAATAGCCCTTATAACATTTGCCTTATTGTCATTTTTAATGACAGGATGTTATACCAAAAAGCAGGCAATAGAAAAGTTCTGCAGAACAGATACGGCAAGCATTATTGTTACCCATGTTGATACTTTGGTAACTCCAACTATTCAGGCCGATACGGTATTCAGTATCAAACTCGATTCAATAATACTGGTTCAAGATAGACTTGAAATTAGATACCGGAAAATAAGAGATTCTATATTCATTGAAGGAAAATGCAAAGGTGATACCATTATAAAGACGATTGCTTTACCAGTTAAGATACCCGTAAAGTGTCCACCTTGCCATGAGCCTGATATATGGGATAAACTATTGCTCTACATTCTTTACATCCTTGCATTATACGGAGCAATTGAACTTATTGGCAGAATATTCAACAAAATACTTTCAAAGTAAAAAAAAGGCACTAAATAGGTGCCTTTTTTATTTTCTCAACTTTTCAGATTCTTGTTTTAAAAATGGGACCAGCTCCATGTTTTTTGGATAGATTTTCATTTTCTCTCTTGCTCCAAATTCCCACTGATTGTGGCATGATTTGCCCCAATTGTTCTCATCATCACCAACCTTGCAAAGAATATTATGGTTTAATTCATGTAAGTACAATTCTTCATAAGTGCTACCTGGTAATATGTGAGATACATTCATCCCTTCTGGATTCTCAATATTTACTCCGCATTCTTCGCAAGGGCATAGCCCTTTATTTTTGGCAATATGCCTGGCAATAGCTAATCGGTAGTATTCTTCGCTTTGCTTCATTTTTTCTTTCTTCTTGGCTGAAAATGCTTGAATGGGCTTTTTCTTTTTTCGATTCCCCTCGCATTTCATACACAATTTTCGCGAGCTGGTCATGATCAACCCATCATCATCACCGCATCCTTCAATTTTACCCGGTTTCCCGATACACTTTCCCCTGTAAGGTTTAAACATTTGTTTCTAATCATAAGTACTGAATTAGTAAGCTTAAACATAAGATTATCAATAGTTGTATTTCTTCGCCAATCCATCACATAAGATTGTTGGCTATGCGCAATTTTACAGCGCATATAAATGAGTTAGCTGCAACCTTATGAAGCAGCGTTTCGATTATACCATTTGACGAAAACAGAAACAGCTTTGAATAAACTATCTATTTCGACATCCATTAAGGCAG